TAAGACTGGTATAAATAATTTCAAAGACATATGCGTCGCAACTGGAGTTGTTTCTATGGCGGAAGGTCACCAAGGAGCATTTGGATTAGGAATTCCTGAGAGTCAAATTAACACTTTCTTAGAAGAAACAGATAAATTATTAAAAGATATGTCTGATGAGCCTATTTATTTCGTTGATTATATATATAAAGGAGTAGATGTTCAGCCTCAAAATATATTAGATATTGCCTCATTAAATGATTTATGGGGGAAAGATATGGATGAATCACTCATTGCTATTGAAGATTTAAAAGTAAGTAAAGATATGTTAACATTAATGAGTCCAGATAAAAAACCTACATTAAAAATTACATTACCTAATAGGGTTGCTTTAATTAAATTTAATAGTTCACAAGAAGAATATGAAAGTTTACTTTCAGAAGGATACATATCATTAAATATCGTAGGAAAATGCAATGCTAATACTTGGATGAATTATACTACTGCACAAATTTATATTGAAGATTATGAGATTATGGGCCAAGCAAAATATTGTTTTTAAAGGAGGATATTCAATGAAAAAAATAATATTATATGATATAAATAAAGAATTATGTAATTGTTGACAGAAATATTTTAAAGACATTCAAGAAGTCGAAGTTAGAAATGAGCCATTTCAATTACTCGAATTTGAAAAAGTTGTTACCGCGGGAAATTCTTATGGATGAATGACTGGTGGAATTGATCTAGTTGTTAGAAATTACTATGGACAACAAATTCAAGATGCAATTCAATCTAATATATTAAGTATGCCTGGTAGATTTTTTCCGGTAGGAGAAAGTATAATCATTCAAACTCATGACAAAAAGAAACCATATTTAATTTATGCTCCTACTATGAATATGCCTAAACAAATTGACAAAATAGATTGCTTTTATATTTTTGCTAAATTATTAGAAAAATATGATAGTTTTGCTTGCTGTGGAATAGGAACTTGCACAGGAGAAATTGCAATAGAAGAATGTGCAAAGGCAATGTATGATGCTTATAAATACGTATATAATAATTAAATATAAAGGAGAGTATCCATGAGACTATTATTTCAAATTATAAATACAATTCAAAGATATCCTCAACCAGTTCATTTTATTTATATGAATAATATTACTTATGAGCTATTACAGGATGAAATAGATAATTTAACAGATGCAGACTATAATTATTACGCTTCTCTTGGATTAGAAACTATCTCAATAGTAATAGATATGGATTTAGATAATCAGATTTTTGAATTACATTAATAGCTGACTTTTGAGAGCAATCCCAAAATATTTTTTACTTTTGGGATTTTTTAATCTATATTTGAAAAATTATTAAAAAAATGTTATAATAAGTATAAAGGAGAAAAATAATGAATAGCTTATATAATAGAAACTTTTTAGATTTTTTGAATGTAATAAGTGTAATGCTACAAATTCAAAGTATAGAAAACAATGAAAAATATACTAATTATGTTCATAATGAGATAGATAAATTACATATAGAAAATGGTTTAATTATAGAAGAATTAAAAAGATTAAAAGGAGAGTAGATTATATGGAATTAACTCAAAAACAGCAAGAAGGTTTAGAAATTGTTTTAGATAGATTTAAACGAAAAGAAAGATTTAGTGTTATTTCAGGTTACGCAGGAACTGGAAAAACAACTCTAGTTAAATTTATCGTTGCGGCTTTACAAAATGAATTTAATATTAAACCAGAAGAAGATATATGCTATGCTGCGTATACTGGGAAAGCCTGTCAAGTATTACAAAAGAAAGGTAACAAACCGGTATGTACATTACATAGATTACTATGGGAATTTAAACCAATAGGAGAAAAAAAATTTAGGAGAGAAAGGATATTTCCTCTGCCATATAAAATAGTAATAGTAGATGAATGTTCTATGGTAGACGCAGATATATTAAAAGAATTGGGTTCTCATTTTGAATGTCATTTTATTTTTTTAGGAGACCCCCGGTCAATTACCACCAGTACAAAAAGATAAACAAAGTGGCCAGACTGGATATGATTTATTACAACAACCTCATATATTTTTAGATGAAGTTATGCGTCAAGCGCAAGAGTCAGAAATTATTAGACTTAGTATGGATGTGCGCGCAGGAAAAAATATACCTTTTTATAAAGGCACAGAAGTGCAAGTTATTTCTAGAAATGAATTAACTACTGGTCATTTAACTTGGGCAGACCAAATAATCTGTGGAACAAATGCAACACGAATAGCTTTGAATAATCAAATCAGAGAATTAATGGGGTTCGGAGAGGATCCAGAAGATGGAGATAGATTAATTTGTTTACGAAATTCTTGGGATGATGCTTCTTTATTAGGAGAACCATTAGTTAATGGTAGTATAGGATTTCTAGATACGTCTTATCAAAGTTTTATTAGACCTCCATTTCATGCTCCTGTACCAGTAATATGCGGAAATATCAAAATAGATGATGAAGATTATTATGTAGACTTAATTATGGATAAAAAGAGTATTACAGATGGCGAGTATGGACTAGATTGGAAAACATATTCTAAGCTAATGAAGGATCCAAAGACAAGGGCAATGGTACCATTGGAATTTACTTATGGGTATGCAATTACTTGTCACAAGAGTCAAGGTAGCGAATGGGATAAAGTATTAATTTATGAAGAGAAATTTCCTTTTGATAAAGAAGAACACAAACGTTGGTTATATACTGCCGTAACGCGTGGCGCTCAAAAAGTAGTATTAGTAAGACCATAGGAGGTAAATATGAGATTAGCAATTAGTTATTTTTATCAAATTAGAAATTTTCCTAAAAATTATATTCCAATGAGCACTTGCTTAAGTGATCCAGCTTGGTATCATAACAATCAAGGTGAAAATCATATTTACAAAGACAAAAGAGGAATTCTTAATGGACTTAGATTACAGCCTATTATAGTTCATAATTGGGAATGTGGCTGCCCATGTGAAGAAAAGAATCCTCAAACTTGTAATTTTTTAAAAAAGTATAGACAATTATTAAATAATGTTGATTTTGAAAAGATGTATACAGGAATAAAAAACTTTGCAGATAGATATCAAAAAGAAAATAATATTGAAGAAGAGATTATAATGACTTTAATTGTATATGAAGCTCCTAATAATCCTTGCAGTGAAAGGCAAGCTTTAATTGATTATTTTTTATCAAAAGGAATTGAACTACAAGAATTTCAGCCAAGAAAGGATATATAATATGAAATTAGAAAAATATAATAAAAAAGGACTTTATAATGGGTATGATAAAAATCATAAAGAAAGAGATGCTTTAGATTATTATTCTACTCCAACAGAAGAAGTAATTAATATATTAGAAACAATGCAGTTAGATTTATCAGATAATATAATATTAGAACCATGTGTGCGGCGGCCGGTCATATGATGAAAGGGATCCAAGATTATTTAGCATCAATCGGTGCTTCCGCAGGTCTATGCGCAACAGACATAAAAGATAGAGGATATCAAGATAATACATTAAATTATCTACAATATGAGAAAGATTTTTTATCAGATGATTATATAAATGATTTGCCTATTGACATAGATTATATTATAATGAACCCTCCTTATAGTGTTATAGAACCTTTTGTTATGAAAGCATTATCTATTGCTGAGAAAGGTATCTTAATGTTAGGTAGATTGCAATTCCTAGAAGGTGAAAGTAGATACAATAACATACTAAAAGAATATCCACCAACAGATATTTATGTTTATGTAGATAGAATATCTTGTCCTAAAAATGGAACTGAAAAAACTGGCAATGCTCAAGCTTATGCTTGGTTCTATTGGGATAGAAAAAATGATAGTTCAGATACAAAATTACATTGGATTAGACGTGCGAATAAAAAACTCAATTAGATAACGAGTATTTGACTTCTGAAAAAATTTATGATATAATATAAATAAAGGAGGAAAAAATGCAAGGTATCTATAAAATTACTAATTTGATTAATAATAAAATTTATATAGGTAAAACCAATGATAGTAATAGAAGATGGAAAGATCACCAAAGATTAGCTTTTACAATTAACAATAAGGAATATGGAAAAACATTATATAAAGCTATGCGAAAATACGGATTAGAAAATTTTCAATTTGATATGATTGAAGAATTATTTGATTATAGCATTGCTGGAGAAAGAGAGAAATATTGGATTGAATATTATAATAGTTGGCAAAATGGATATAATGAAAATCAAGGTGGAGAAGGAGGTTCTTCAAAAGGACATTGTCTTGGAGAAGAAAACGGTAGAGCTAAACTAAATAAAGAAGATGTAATTTTTATTAGAACTAAATACGCAGAAGGAATTTCTAGGAAAGAATGTTATGAATTTTTTAAAGATAAAATTACTGAAAGCGGTTTTGGAAGAGTGTGGTTAGGACAGACATGGAAAGAAATTATGCCAGAAGTATTTACACAGCAAAATAAAGAAAGAAATGATAAACTAGGGAAAAGTTTAGCAGGAAAAAATACAAGAAGTCTTTCTTGTGAACAGGTAAAACAAATTAGACATTTAAAAGCGCAAAATTATACTTATGAACAAATAAAGAAGGAAATGAATTTAAATACAAGTATTTCAACATTAAAAAGAATAGTAGCTAAAAAAACATATCAGGAGGTAGATTAAATGAGCCGTTTTGAAGTACATTCGCATTCACATTATTCAAACCTTAGACTCTTAGATTGCATTAATAAACCTAAGGATCTAGTTAACAGAGCAATAACTTTAGGACTAAATGGGATAGCTCTAACCGATCATGAAGCTTTATGTCGGAGCGCCAGAATTAAATTTTTATCAAGAAGAATTAGATAAAAACGAAGAAACAAAAAACTTTAAAATAGCTATTGGTAATGAGATATACTTAACTGGAACTCGTAGTGACAAACAAAGATATTATCACTTTATTTTAATTGCAAAAAATAGAAATGGTTATCAAGCATTAAAAGAATTATCATCATACGCATGGATGAATAGTTATTGGGATAGAGGTTTAGAAAGAGTTCCTACTTTATATAATGAAATAGAGAATATAGTTAAAAAATATCCAAATAGTTTAATAGCAACTACAGCATGTTTAGGTGGAGAATTAAGTGTCAATACTTTAAATTTAGTAAATTGCGAAGCAACTGGAGATGCAGAAGGAGCTAAAATAGCTCATGAAAATATAGTGAATTTTATTTTATGGTGCAAAGAACAATTTGGAAATGACTTTTATATTGAATGTGCGCCAGGATGTTCAAGCGATCAAATAAAAGTCAATAAAAGATTAGTATCAATAGCAAAAGCTTTTGGATTAAAGATGGTAATTGGGTCAGACGCACACTACTTAAAAAAAGAAGATAGGTATGTTCATAAGGCGTATTTGAATTCTAAAGGTGGAGAAAGAGAAGTAGATGAATTTTATGAATATGCTTATCTTCAAAGTGATGAAGAAGAGATGCAATACTTATCTAAATCTGATTTTGACTCAACTTTTGTTGAAGAAATGTGGGAAAATAGTTTAGAAATATATGAAAAAATAGAAAAATATAGTATTAGACATAAACAGACAATTCCAAAAGTAGAAGTCGATGATTATCCTAAAGTAGATAAAATGCCGGGTTATCCTATTTTAAATAGTATGTTTAAATCTGATGACAAAATTGAAAGATATTGGGTAAATAAATGCGTTAATAGATTAGAAAAAATAAATAAATTAAATGGAGCCTATTTAGCTAGATTAGAAGAAGAAGCAGATATAAAAAGAACAATAGGAGAAAAACTTGAAACAAATATGTTTGCATATCCTGTTACTTTACAACATTATGTTAATTTATTTTGGGATTGCGGCAGTATCGTTGGAGCGGGAAGAGGATCAAGTTGTTCAGGGTTAAATCACTATCTTTTAGGAATAACTCAATTGGATCCTATCCAATGGGAGCTTCCATTCTGGAGATTAGAACTTTTAAGAAATAGTCTCCCTGCATAGTGATATGTAGTATAAAAAATTTCGTGAACCTTATTACTCAAGGGTGTGTAAGAAACGAATAGTTCTAGTAGGAAATAACTAGTTAATTCTTATGCTAACAGGGAAGCCTTAGCAAGTAAAGTTGAAGGTAATCCAGTGCCAAGGCGGCAGTCGCCGCAAGGTGTAACGACTATCCGAAAGGAGTAGAGTAGAAGATGAGTTACTGCTCGAAGTGCGAAAATCTTTAAATATTTTCTACCATTTTGGTCAAAAAGGTAGAAATGAATTAAATCATTTTTTACATATAAATGTAAGGAGTGATGAATAAATGTTAATATATAAAATAACTAACAAATTAAATAATAAATGTTATATAGGTCAAACAATAAAATCTGCTGAAGAAAGATGGAAAGAACATCAAACCCATGCATTTGGAACACATCCAAATGATATAAATAAAACTTTATATAAAGCAATTAGAAAATATGGTTTAGAAAATTTTATATTTGAAGTTCTTCAAGATAATATAGAAACTTATGAACAATTAGATAAAGCAGAAATTTATTGAATAGATTATTACAATAGTTTTGTAAAAGGATACAACGAGACATTTGGAGGCCAACAGCATCATAAGATACTCCCAAATAAAGAAATTATTGAAGATTATTATAAAACTAGAAGCGCAAGAAAAACAGCATTGAATTTTGGAATTGACCATTCGACAGTAGATGATATATTAAATCAAAATAATATTCCAAGATTTAGTTTTAGACAAGCAGCAGGTCAAAGAATTATGATAAGTAAAGATGATTTTCATAAAGAGTTTGATTCTGTAAAAGATTGTGCTGAATGGTTTATAGAAAATAAAATATGTAAAACTACTAAAGTAGAGAGTGCAAGAACTGGACTTAAAGCAGCTAGAGCAGGAAATGGATATTATTGTGGTTATTTAATAGAAAATATTTAAAGAATAAGATATAGTCTGCGCTATCAGAAATGATAGATAACGTGATTTAAATAAGGAAAGAACTGAATTAGGTGATATAGATTTAGACTTGTGCCCAAGTAAAAGACCTAAAATTTTAAATGAAATTAAAAAAGAAAGAGGACAAAATTTTAATAAAGATATTGATGACTTAAGTAGAGCAAATTTAGGTTGCACATTGATAGCAACATTTGGAACAGAAGGTACAAGAAGTACAATATTAACAGCGTGTAGAGGTTATAGAAGCGAAGAATACCCAGATGGAATTGAAGTAGACATTGCTCAATATTTAAGTTCATTAATTCCAAGCGAGCGTGGATTTTTATGGTCATTAAATGATATTGTAAATGGGAATGAAGATAAAGGCAGAAAGCCAAGTAAAACTTTTATTAATGAAGTTAACCAATATCCAGGTTTGTTGGATATTATGATGGGGATAGAGGGATTAGTTAATAAAAGAAGTTCTCATGCTTCAGGAGTTATATTATTTGATGAAAATCCATATGAATTTGGTTCATTTATGAGAACTCCAAAAGGAGAAATTATAACAGCATTTGACTTACACGATTGTGAAGCATTAGGTATGACTAAATATGACTTTTTAGTAACAGAAGTTCAAGATAAATTAGCTGAAGCTATTAGACTATTACAAAAGTATAATGAGATAGATAGTACATTGACATTAAGAGAAGTATATGATAAATATTTTCATCCAAATGTACTTCCAATAGAAGATGAAAAATATTGGAAACATTTACAAGATAATGATATTTTAAATGTATTTCAATTTGATAGCGAAGTTGGTAGCCAAGCCGCAAAGAAAATTAAACCAAAATCAATATTAGAAATGGCAGACGCAAATGGCTTAATGAGATTAATGACCGCAGATAAAGGGCAAGAGCCACCTATGGAAAAATATATTAGATTTAAGAATAATATAGATTTATGGTATGCGGAAATGAATAATTATGGATTAACTAAAACTGAACAAGAAACTTTAAAACCTTATTTCTTAAAATCTCATGGAGTACCACCAAGTCAAGAGCAATTAATGATGATGTTGATGGATGAAAATATATGTGGATTTAGTTTAGCCGATGCCAATGCCGCACGTAAAGTAGTTGGTAAAAAACAAATGAATAAAATTCCAGCATTACATCAACAGGTATTAGAACAAGCAAAATCTCCAGCATTAGGAAAATATATATGGGAATGTGGCGTTGGTCCTCAAATGGGGTATTCATTTAGTATTATTCATGCTTTAGCTTACAGTTTTATAGGTTTTCAAACAATTTATGTAGCCACTAGATGGGATCCAATCTATTGGAATACAGCTTGTTTAATTGTAAATAGTGGTTCTCTTGAAGAAGAAGAATTGTATGATGAAGATGAAGATGGAATAATAATTAGTGATAAAAAAGAGAAAAGTACAGATTATACTAAAATAGCAAAAGCTTTAGGGGATATAATTAGCAAAGGAATTAAAATTAGTTTAGTAGATATTAATAAATCAAATTATAGTTTTGAGCCAGATGTTGAGAGTAATGAAATACTATTTGGAATGAAAGCATTAAGTAACGTAGGTGGTCCAGTTATAGACCAGATTATTGCGGGGAGACCTTATTATGGAATTGCAGACTTTATGAATAGATGTCCGTTAAATAAAACCGCAATGATTTCATTAATTAAAGCTGGAGCTTTTGATAAATTAGAAATAGAGTGGGCAAAAAAAGCTCATGAAGAACCTAGAAAATTAATTATGGCATATTATTTATCAAAAAATTGTGATGCTAAAAAGAAATTAACTTTACAGAACTTTAATGGCTTATTATCTCATAATCTTATTCCTGATGAATTAGAGCTTCAAAAAAGAACTTTTCTATTCACAAAATATTTAAAAGCAGAAAAGAAAGTTGGAAAATACTTTGTTTTTGATAGCGCATGTGAAAACTTTTATAATGAATATTTTGATAGCGATAAATTAAATGTTATTAATGGAGTAACTTGTATTTTACAAACAGATTGGGAGAAAATTTATAAAAAAGCAATGGATACGGCAAGAACATGGCTACAAGAAAATCAAGAAAAAATATTAAATAAGTTTAATGAAGTCTTATTTAAAGAAGCTTGGGATAAATATGCGCAAGGTAGTATTTCTTCTTGGGAGATGGAAGCATTATGCTT